GGCGGAGGCGGCGGGGGTGCTGGCGGCACGACGGGCGGCGCTGGCGGCGCTGGCGGCGACGGCGGCGACGGGTCGGACGGTCTCCTGATCGTCGAATGGTGGGAGTGACGTCATGGCGCGATGGGCGATCGTTGACACGAGCACGGGCAAGGTGACGCAGACGATCGTCGCGGAGCCTGCGTTCATCGCGACGCGCTATCCGAGCGGCACGCTGATCGCGATTCGCTATGCGACCGGGAGCCGGCCCGATCCCGAGGCGTCGATCGTGACTCGTGACGCCGAGCCCGGGGCGACGTGGGACGGTTCCTCGTTCACGCGCGCCCCGTCCGTGGAGCCGACACCCGAAGATCGGATCGAGCAACGCGCGGCGGACGTGGCGGAGGCTCGCATTGTCGCGCTGTTGCGTGCACGAGGCGTCATCCCGTGACCGGCCTCGTCGCATGGCTCGCAGAGCACGGGACGACGCTGGTCGCGATCGGCGCTGCGCTGCGCTCGCTCGCTCGATCGCGTGAGCTGGCCGCGCAGACGGAGCAGATCCGTCAGTCCGCGGCGGCCGCCGCCGTCGACGCGGTGACCGAGGAGATGCGGGGCCTGCGCCGCGACCTGCTGCTCGAGCGCGGGCGCGTCGTGGAGCTGGAGACGCGCTGCACGGACCTCGAAGAGCGTGAGTCCCGGTGCGTCGCTCGGTGCGATGCGCTCGGCGCGGAGATGGCGGCGTTGCGGGCGGCCGTGGCGTCGGGTGGGCACGAGCGGCCGGACGGCCGAGGAGGCGAGTGATGGAGAGCATCTGGTCGCGGCTGAGCTGGCCGCAGGTGGTCGCGCTGGGTCTGGTCATCGCAGGCATCGTCGCGGTCCTCGTCGCCGTGCCGTCGGAGAAGCTCTCCGAGCTGCCGTGGGAGCAGCTCGTCGGGCTCGCCACGGTCCTCGTCGGCGGCGGCATCGGCGCGCTCTCCGGCCCGCTGGTGCGCCCGCGGACGGCCCCGGCGAGCATCCCGCCCGCCGAGGCGCGAACGCGCCCGACCGAGCCCCCGCCCCCGTCGCGGCGCCGTGAGGAGGGCAGCACCCGCGCCGAGCCGATGGTCTGGATTCTCCTATGGGCACTCGGCGCCGCCATCGCGCTCGCGAGGATCGTCGGGCCCGCGTTGGCGCTCCTCGTCGCCGTCACCCTCACCGGCTGTGGAGGCGGCCTCCTCGCCACGCACGCACGGGCGGCGACCATCGCCCTCGTGTCGATCGAGGGTGCCCAGCGCGCGCTCGCTGCCGGACACCAGGCCGAGCTCGCGGCGTGCCCCGACCCGGCCTGCGTCGCCGACGTCGACAGCCGCTGGATCCCCGCTGGGGTCGCCCTCGACGCCGCGCTCCCCGTCGTCAGCGCGTGGATCGGCACGCTGGAGATCGCCGAGCTCGCCGGCACGCCCGACGCCGAGCTCGCGAGCGTGCTCGAGCTGGCCATGGCGCGCGCGCAGGAGGTCTGGCGGCAGGCCCGGGACGCTCTCGACGTCGTCGGCCTCGAGCTCCCGGCGCTCGGAGGTGGGTCGTGACCGCCGGGGCCATCGTCGTCTCGCTCCTCGGCGTCGTCGCCGAGCTCGCCCCCGGCCTCCTCGCCGCGCTCTCGGGCAAGGACGACGACCGGGCGGCCATCGCGCACGCCCGCGAGCTCTGCGACCGCATGACGCCCGTCGTGCCCCGGATGCAGGTGGCGTCGGCCGCACGGCTCGCCGAGCTCGAGGCGGCAGAGGCAGCGCGCGACGGGCGCGCGGCAGATGACACCCGGCCGATCGGGCCGGTCGAAAGGAACCCGAAATGAGCACCTCCGTCGACGCTGCGAACTCCCTCCTCGGCCTCATCTACCGCGCCGCCGCGTGGGCCGACATCGCGGAGAACGACGGCTCGTCGCCCGCCACGACCCTCGACATCGCGCTGCACACGAGCGCGCCCGCGACGTCGTCGCAGGCGAGCAACGAGGCGACCTACGGCAGCTACGCACGGGTCACCGTGGCGCGGTCTGGCGTGGGCTGGGACGCGCCGAGCGGCGGGTCGCTCGACAATGCGGCGCTGATCCAGTTCGCCGAGTGCACCTCGGACTCGAACACGATCACGCACGTCTCGGTCGGTGTCGGCGGCACGATCATCCACTACGGCGCACTGTCGGCGTCGCGGGCCGTCTCCTCGGGCATCCAGCCGCAGTTCGCGGCCGGGGCGCTGGTGAGCACGATCACGTGAGCGCCGCCTCCTACTCGTGCTCGGGCTGCGCCCGTCCGGCCGTCGTGCTGTCGGACGGGCGCATCGTGCGTGCGTGCTCGTGCGCCGTGCCCGTCGTCGCGCACATGAGCGCCGTCGTCTCGCAGTCCGGGGGCGTCGCGCCCGCGCGGAGGCCCTCGTGAGCGGGTTCCGCAGCTACGGCGCACTCGGCGAGGCGGCCCGCGCGGGGCAGATCCACACCGCGCACTTCCGAAAAGTGCCGTCGCAGGCATCGGTAGCCGGCCAGTGGGTCGATCTCTCCATGGCCGCGGGCAACCCGCAGCCGAACTACTACCCGACCGCGCCGCTCGAGGCGGCCGTGCTCAGCGGGATGCGCGGCATCCTCCACGGCGACGACAAGGCGCCCGCGTCGATGCACGTGCTCGACATGGTGCTCTGCTCGCCGACCGCGGGCTTCGTCGGCACGTACCAGCTCCTCGACTACCTCCTCTACTACCCCTTCGTCGACCTCGACGACACCGCGCCGCAGGTGATGATCAACGACGTGCCGCTCCCTCGCTACGTCGACGGGGAGGGCGTGCGCGCGATGCTGGTGACCACGGCGCCGACGCTGGGGGGCGGCTCGTTCACGTACGACTACATCAACCAGGACGGGGCCGCGAAGACGAGTCCCGCGATCACCTGCAACACGACCGCGGACTCGATCGCGACCATCTGCACGTCGCAGCAAGCGACCGCAGCGGGCGGCGCGCTCTTCCTCCCGATGGCGACAGGCGACACGGGGATCCGGGAGATCTCTGGCGTAACGATGCTCGCGCCGAACGGCGGCCTCGCCGCGCTCGTGCTCGTGCGCCCGCTCTGCTCCGCGCGCATCAGCGAGGTCTCCGTGCCGAGCGAGCGCGTGTACCTCACCGAGCAGCCGAACGCGCCGCGGGTCGAGGACGGCGCGTACCTCGGTCTCGTCGTCAACTGCGCTGCGACGGTCGCCGCCGGCACGCTCGCAGGCCGCATCACCTTCGTGTGGAACTGAGAGGGCATCATGGGCTTCACGTCGCAGGACGACCTGATCAACGAGCTGACGGTCAACGCCAAGTACCTCCGGCGCGAGAGCCAGAAGATCACGAGCCCGGCGCACACGGCGGGCGGATGGCACGCGCTCTTCGGCGGCGCGGGCTACCCGAACGCCACTACGTACCCAGCGGCGGCCGACCTCGTGTGCCAGGTCTGCACCGAGGGCGGCGGAGATGCGGCGGGTGCCACGATCCTCGGGCTCCAGCACGGCGGCGTCGTCGGCCCGACCGACACGAAGCACATCCTCTCGGTCGGCGCGCTCCTCGTCGCAGCCGCAGGCGCGCCGTGGCAGGCGAAGCTCGTCGACCTCGAGTGCTACTACCGGCTCGCGGGCACGAACGTCACGGGCACGGGCTCGCGCACGCTCATCAACACGAACACGTTCACGGCGGACGCAGGTACCGACCTCATCACGTACGCGAACGACTGGTCGCCGTTCACGAAGGTTCGCTTCACGACGACGACCACGCTGCCGGCCGGCCTCTCGCTCGCGACCGACTACTGGCTGATCCGCGTCTCGGCGACCACGGCGCGCGTCGCGTCCAGCTACGCGAACGCGCTCGCGGGCACGTACATCGACATCACCGACGCGGGCACGGGCACGCACACGCTCACCGTCCAGCGCCGAAACGCGAACGGCGCTGGCTGCGAGGCGTTCTTCGTCGTGCAGACCGCGCCGACGGGCGGCGGCCCGAACCTCAGCGCCTCGAGCTACACGAACGCCGCGGGCACGGCGGCGCGCGCGTTCCAGGGCTCGCCGACAAACGGCGCGGCGGCCGACGCTTACGCCACGCGCATCCCGCACTCGGGCAACGCCGCCGGGCGCTACGGCCCCTTCCTCCCGAAGCAGGGCGCGGACACCGGCGTGCGGTCGATCGAGGCGTTCACGTGGTCGGGCGGCACCGCCTACACGGGCTCGGGCGTCGTCGCGCTCTGCATCGCGAAGCCGCTGCTCGACATCATGCTGCCGGTCACCGGCGCCTACTCCGAGCGCGATCTCGTGAACCAGATGCTGAGCCTCCCGAAGGTGGAGGACGGCGCCTGCCTCGGGTGGATGCTGTTCTCGACGGGCGCGACCACGACCAACTCGCCGTTGACGACCGTCGTCGACTTCGCCTGGGGCTGAGCTGACGTGGCGCTCATCCGCAACGGCCTGGCGCTCTCGGCGAACCCGATGCGGGTCACCGCCGCGGCGGGGCTCTACGGCATCCAGCGCTCGACCTGGACGCCGCCGAGCGCCCAGCGCGGCCTCGACTGCGGGGAGGGCACGGTCATCGGCGGCGCGTCGATCGCCGACACGGCGGGCCGTCCGAACGGGTACGAGGCCCGCGACGCGTGGCTCCTCCCGCGCCGCGGCGGCGGGCTCGCCGCCTACACGTCGATCGAGCACGGGCACGAGCTCGCCGCGGGCCTGGCGATGGGTGCGGGCATCGGGGCGACGCTGGTCTCGGACGGGGCCCTTTCCACGGCGGCGATTGCCGCCCTCGCGAATCTCACCGCCACCCTGACCGGCCCATGCGCGACGTCGGCCGCGATGCTCGGCGTCGCCAACCTCGCTGCGGCGATGACCTCCGACGGCGACCTCGATGCGCTGCTCTCGACGTACGCGCTCCTCGTCTGCACGGCCGTCTCGGACGGGTCCATCTCCACTGCCGATCTGGGGTTGATCGCGGGCCTCGCATCGAGCCTCGTGTCAGACGGCTCGCTCTCGACTGCAGCCCTCGGCCTCACGGTCGCGATGACGTGCTCGCTCCTGAGCGACTGTGCGGTCACGGCGGACGTCCGCCTCGTGACCCAGCTCGCCGCGACCATGGCGGCCGGCGGCGACCTCACCGGCGCGCTCGAGGCGCTCGCGCACCTCGTCTCGACGATGCTCGCCGACGGGTCGCTCGATGGGAGCGCGCTCCGCGGCACGCTGGGCATGTCCGCCGAGCTCACCACCGCGGGCAGCGCGGCCGAGCTCACCGCGTCGGGGATCGCGGCCGCCGTCTGGTCCTCGATCCTCAGCGGGAACGCGGCAGGCGTGCTCCTCGCGCAGATGGTCGACGTCGCGAGCGACGCCGCGCTCGCGCGCAAGGTCGCGGCCAACCGCCTCGAGGTCACCGGCTTCGGTGGCGGCGTGTCGCTCGTGCTCTACGACGACGACGGCACCACAGTGCTGCACACCTGGACGCTCACGACGCACGGCGGGGAGGCCGTGACGACATACCCCGGCGCGCAGACCAAGCGGAGTGCGCCCGCATGATCGCCCACGGCCTCAACGAGGGCGGCCAGCTCACACGCGGCCTGAACGCCCTCCGGGTCGCGATCGAGTGGATCACAGCGTGCGTCCCGGCGTCGTACCGGACAGCGCTGGTCGGGGCGCACCAGCATCTCGCACATGTCGTCGCGCACATGCGGCGCGCGGCCATCGACGTGAGCGACCGGAGCGCGCCCATCGTCGTCTCAGACCGATCTCTCGAGGTGCCGACGCAGGGTCGCACCGCACGCCCGAGGTACCCGTGACCACCACCATCCTCGACGTCGGGATGAGCCCGACCGACATCCTCCCGATCTGGGTCGACTGGACCCCGTGGCTGTCCGGCGAACGCGCCCAGGGCGGCACCCTCCCGGTCATCACGAGCTCGTCGTGGGCTGTGGAGTCGGGTGCCTGGACGGGTCTCGTCGTCCTCGGCAGCCCGCCGCCGGCGCTCGCGGGCAAGATCACCACCGCATGGATCTCTGGCGGCGTGGCTGGTGGCCGCTACGTCGTCGTCAACACCATCGAGACCGACCTCGGCCACGTCGTGAGCCGCGCGATCAGGGTGGTGGTGTCGTGACGGTCGAGCGCGGCCTGGTCCTCGACGGGCGCGTCCTCGACGTCCCCGGCTCCGAGATCGTCCACCGCGACACGGACGCCTGGTGGTCCTGGGACGTCGCGACCGACCAGCCCGACCTCCGCCGGCGCCTCGGCCCGTGCCGGCTCCTGGGCGGGCACTGGACCGCGGGGCACTGCCGCACGGGCCCGACGACGGCCCGGCGCGTCGTCGAGGCGATGAAGGCGCGCCGGAAGGACGACGACGGGGACGGCGTCATCGACAAGGACGACCCACTCGCCGACGTCTCGGTCGGCTTCGTGAACGGATGGGACGGCGTGCTCTGGCAGACCGCCGACCTCCGCTGGGCGACCGTGCACATGGCGCGCGGCATCAACCCGATCTCGGTCGGCTGCGAGAACACCTGGCCCGGGACCGCACGCCAGGCGCGCAAGCTCGGCATCGCGGGCACGACCGAGGTGCGTCGCTTCGGCGGCCGCCGCATCGAGTGCCTGCGCCCGTCGCCGGAGATGATCCGGTCGTACGTCGAGCTCGCCCGGATGCTGACGACGCCCGCGATCCGCACCGCGACGGGTGGTCTCATCGCGATCGACCGCGTGCTCGCTGCCCCGACCGGGCACCGCCGCGGGCACCTCGAGCACTGGCAAGCGCCGAGCTCGAAGGGGGATGCGGCGGACTATCTGAACGACGCACTGCGCGCGGACGGCTGGCGGTAGCCCGCAAGAACCCGCAGCCTCGAGCGCGAGACGGGCGGCCGAACTCGGCGGCGGGAGCGGAGGCGGGGCCGGCGTGCGGTAGGGACTCACCCGGCCCGCTCCACGCGCTCGAGCACGCGCCCGTCGAGGTCCCGGATCTCGACCGCCTGCGCGTGCGGGTCCTCCTCGAGCCGTCGTCGGCATGCAGCTCGGAGCCGGGTGCGCATGTACTCCCGCTCGTCGACGTCGGCCGAGTGCCAGGCCAACGACTGCGACGCGGAGAGCTGGTACGGGCCGGCGTGCACCCGACCAGGCTACGCGGCCCGGCGGGCGATCGGGAAGTCCCGGGTCACGGAGAGGGCCGGAAACGCGGTGGCGGGCTGCGTCAATCGCGCCCCCGCAAGACGCACGTCACCACCAGCCCGGGCCGAGCTCATCCCCAGCAGTACGAGGGGGAGGATCTCGGCCCGAGCCACGTAACGGTCACCCTCGGGCGTGAGCGTGACCGGCCCCCGCAGGAGGGCCCGCAGCCGCTCCCGGGCGACGTCCACGCGCTCGACCTGGTCGAGGCCCGTCGAGAGCCGCCGCATCCGCTCGAGCAGCTCGTCGGCCGACGGGAGCGACGCCGTTCGGGCCCGGCCCTCGAGCTCGGCCACGCGACCGCGCTCGACCCGAGCCCGACCCTCGAGATCGCGGATCGCACCGAGGACGGACGCCGGCGCTGCCCCGGACGTGTCGCCGGCGAGGGCCTCGACGAGACGGTCGCGGCGCTGCTCGGTGACCGCGAGCGCCCGACGGGCGGCTCCGAGCTCGGCGCTCGACGTGTCGCTGGCGAGCACGCCCTCGACGATCGCGCGCACCGCTGCCGCCGTCGTCGGCGACCAGATGCGCTCGGCGATCGCCTCGAGCAGCCCCGGGCGCACGACGTCCTCGGCGACCGATGCCCGGTTCTCGCACGTGCCGCGGCTCGCGGCCTCGGCGCAGCGGTAGTAGCTGCGGTCGCGGCCGCCGTGCACGTGCATGGTCGAGCCGCAGAGGCCGCAGCGGAGGAGGCCCGAGAAGAGGTAGGCGCGGCGCGCGCCTGCTCTTCTTTCCGCCGCCCGTGCAGGGCGGTCGCTCGAGGTCGGGTTGCAGGCGGACCACGTCTCGTCGTCGACGATGCGGAGCTCGGGGCGCTCGATTCGGACGACGGCGTGCGGCGATCGGAGCACCGGCCGGCGGAGCTGGGTGTCGGGGACCTTCCGCCACTCGCGCTGCCCGAAGACGAGCACGCCGCGGTAGCGCTCGTTCTTGAGGATCGAGCGGATGGTGGTGTGCTGCCACGTCGGGGCTCGGAGACGGCGCGAGGACCTCGGCGGGGGCACGAGCTCGGCGTTGAGCGCCGTCGCGATCCCGGCGAAGGACGCACCGCGCGCGTGGTCGGCGAAGATCCGGCGGACGATGTCGGCCGCGGCGGGGTCGATCTCGATCGCGCGGCCGCCGCTGGCGTGGGCGCTCGAGCGGTAGCCGAAGGGGAGGCCGCCCGTGGCGAGGCCGGCGCGAGCTCGGGCCTCGAGGCCACGGCGGGTCTTGTCGCGGAGGTCGTCGAGGTAGGCCTCGCCCATCATCGCGCGCATGGAGGCGAGCATCCGGCCGGCCTGCCCCGTGCTCGTGTCGATGCCGTCGCCGATCCCGATGAGGCGCACGTCGGCGGCCCGGAGCCGGCGAAAGATCATGTGCACGTCGGCCTGGTCGCGGGACACGCGGTCGAGCGACTCGACGAGCGCGACGTCGAGCCGGCGAGCGTCCACCGCGGCGAGCAGCGCCTGCAGGCCAGGGCGGGCCGTGGTCGCGCCCGAGAGCGCGAAGTCGACGAAGACGAGGGCCTCGTCGACACGGCCGCCGCGCTCCTCGACGTACCGCCGCGCGCGCGCGACCTGGTCCTCGACCGACGAGCTCGACTGCATGTCGGTCGAGAAGCGCGCGTAGACCGCGCAGCGTGCACCGGCGAGGGTCACGCATCCCACCGCGCTGCGGCCCAGCGCAGAACTCGCGATCGAGCGTCGTTGCCGAGCTTGGCGAGCGATCGCATCGCGTCGAGCTCGGGGTCGCCGGACACGCCGAGCACGCGTTCGATCGCGGCGACATGCTCGCCTGTCGGGACGCACTGCCCGCGCTCCCACCGCCACACGGTCTGGTATGCCGCGCCGACGCGGCGCGCGAACTCGGCGCGGGTGAGACCGTGCGCGGCGTAGCGGCGGGCCAGATCGCTCACGCCGCTCGCTCCCTCTGCTCCTCGGCCCGCTCGCTCTTCCACTGCCGCAGCGCCTCCTCGGCGAGGCAGCGTACCCAGGCCGCCTCCTCGGCGTCGAGGGGACGCTGCCGGACGCCGGTCGCCGCGGGCTTCTTCGACGGGCGGCTCATGGTGGCACCGGGGCAACGGCGCGCCGCTCGGCGCGCACGCGTGCGGCGACGTCACCGGGCACGGTCCAGAGCCCGAGCGCACCCGAGCACGGCACGGGGTGCTCGAGCACGTGGACCTCGTCGAGGACCCAGCCGACCGGGCCCACCCAGTAGCGATCGGCGACGACCGCGGCGGCTTCCTCGGGAGTGACGCCGACCCAGCGAGTCGCCTTGCGGTTGCAGAAGGCGCCGTCGTCCATCACCCAGCCGCGCACGATCGCCGAGCTCGTGATCGCGCCGCGCACCAGGGCCTTGCGGTCGATGCGATGGCCGTCCGCTTCGAGGTCCTCGCACGAGTCGCGATCGACCTTCTTCCCGCTGTGGATCGCGATCCGGAATCCGAGGATCGTATCCGGCGGCCGCCACGTCCGGTTCTCGATGCGCTTGCCCAGCGCCTCGATCGCGTACGCCCACGGCTGGATCAGCGTCAGCGCCTTCACGGCTTCCTCCCCGGCAGCGGCCGCAGCGCGTTCTCGAGCTGGATCTGCTCGTACGCCATCCGCACGACCTTCTCGGCGAGCTCGTACCGGCCGTGCCCGTAGAGCTCCTGGGCGAGGCCCAGCTTCGCGCGGAAGCTGAGGCCCTTGATCTCCGCGGCGAGACGCTCGAGGTCGGCGGTCATGGCTGGAGCGCCTCCTCGACCGTCTGCACCACGCGCACGTCGCCGACCCACATCCCGACGAAGCCGCGCGGGTCGCCGACGAGCCGCGTGCGCGGACCGCCGCGCGTCACGACCGCGACGCCCACCTCGTAGGCGTGACCCGACGAGAGGCCGCCGCCGGCGCGGCACATCCCTACGAACCGATCACAGGTGACGATGCCGGCGAAGTTCCGCTCGGCCGACTCGCGCATGAAGGCGGGCGGCACGTCCGCGTCGGTCGCCCAGCCGCGTCGCTTCGCTTCGAGGATGCGCAGCCACCACGGCTCGGTGATCTCGTGCCCGAGATCCCTCAGCACGACCGCCGCGGCGAGGACGCGCTCGAGTTCGGCGCTCGAGCCCGCGAGGTAGACCCTCACCGGCGGCCTCCCACCGGCCTGCGGTGCTGCGCCGCCTGAGGGCACGTCGCGAAGTGGCTGGTGAAGAGCTCCTCGCCGTCGCCGCGCGCCTGCTCGAGCCCGGGCCCGCCGAGGACCTCGACGGCCGTGCGGTCGCCCGGGAGGTAGCGAACGTTCCCCGTGTGCGGCGTAGGATCGAGGTCGAGCGGCACCTTCGCTCCGCTCGAGGGGACCTTCGCCCAGCGGATCTTCGCGCCGCAGGTCTTGCAGCGGCTCACGGTCGGCCGCCCCTCGCGAGCACGGCCCGCCCGACCTGCGTCCCCGCGCCGGTGATCGCGACGCCAATCGCATCGGCGGCGTGCTCGAGGTCGCCATTGCGGAGTTCGTCGATGCCCGGCCACCGGACCCGCGCGGCGGCGATCATCGCCTCCTTGCTCGCGTGGGCGTCCCCGGCGAGCGCGAGCTTCACGTCGCGCGCCGTGACCTCGACGACGGGAGTCACGGTGTGCGCTCGAAGCGCGGTCCGGATGAGCGCGTGCCCGATCCCCAGCGCGTGCGCCGCGCGCGCGCCCTTCGCGGCCGCGGGCAGCTCGTACACCACGAGCCGCGGTTCGAGCGCCGCGCTCGGGGGCGCGACGGTCTCGAAGATCCGGTCGGCGAGGTAGTCGATGCGGCGCGCGTCGTCGCTCCCGACGTGGAGCTGGCGCTTCTTCGTCTCCTTCGCCGTCGTCCAGACACCGGCGTCGATCACCTCGACCGTGACGCCGTTGACGATGGGCATCGGGCCGATGTCGACGAGGGCCCAGCCGAGGTTCGCGAGACCGGTATCGAGCCCGAGGACGATCACCGCTTCCCCGCCTTCTTCGCGGCGGCGTTCGTCAGCTTCCCGGGCTTCTTCTTCGCCTTCGGCGCCGCCTCGGGCTTCCGCCGCTTCACTGCGGCCGACGCCGGCAAGTCGGCGAGGAAGTCCGGGCGCGCGTCACCGATGCGGTCGTGCGCGAGGATGGCGAGCTCGGCGAGGGCGGCAACGAGGGCGCCGCGGCTGAGGTTCGTGGCGCTCGTCCAGCGGGCGATCCCGTCCTGCGCGGGGATCGCGCCACCGTACCCGTCCTCGCAGGGGACGCCGCGCCGCTTGACGAACCGCTGCGCGTCGGCGGTGACGGCCGACTGCGCGAACGTCGCGACGATCCGCTTGAGCGCGAGGTCGACCATCACCGAGCTCGATGCGAGGTCGAGCGCCTTCGCCCGCTCGATGATCTCCACGAGGTCCGCCTCCTTCCGCGCCGCCTCTTTCCGCGCTCCCTCGACGACGTCGGCGCGCCGCTGCTTCTCGTTCTTCGAGATCGTCTCGCGCGCCTTGTCGGCGCCGGCCTCCTGCCGCACCGCCTTCCCGAGCTGCTTGTCGCCGCTCTCCTTCGCCAGCTTCTTCGCCGTCCGCAGTGCCGCCTCACGGTCGGCGAGCTCGACCACGGTCCCGGCCTGCGTCCGGCCGATCGCGCGCGGCACGTCGTCCCCGATCACGTCGCGCCACTTCGGCGCGTCCATCGGTCCGTCGTTGTACGCGCGGTCGTCGAGCCCGACCCAGCCCGCGCGCGGGTCGCTCACCGCCCCGTGGGGCGCGATCTTCCTCACCTCGTCGTCGGTGAGCACGCGCAGGCCGCGCTTCTTCGCGTCATCGACTCGCCGGGACCACGTCGCGTCGCACTTCGACCGCCAGCACTCCTTGTCGAGGCAGGCGTCGGAGACCTCGACGATCTCGAACAGCACGCCCTGCGTCCCCGTCCGCTTCGGGCACGTCCCGCACGCACCCGCGGTCTCGACGAGACCAGCGTCGCCGACATCGAAGGGGGCCTCGCGGAGCTGGTTCCAGTGTCCGCTGATCCAGTCGGCAGCGTCGCTCCTGGTCACGCGCTTCGCGTCCTCGTCGCCGTACCCGAGCCGCCGCTCGGCCTCGGCCGCGATCTTCTCCTGCACTCCGGGCGGCGTCTGCGCGAGCAGCAGCGCCGCATCCATCGTGAGGACGTCCTCGTCGAGCAGCGTGCGGAGCAACGGCACGAGACCGTGCAGGTGCAGGCGCTGGCGCACGTACGCCTCCGAGCGGGCGACCCGCGCGGCGACGTCGGACACCGACCGGCCCTGCTCCTCGATGAGCCAGCGGAACGCGTCCGCCTCCTCGAGCGCCGTCAGGCTCTTGCGCTGCAGGTTCTCGACGATCGCGATCTCCATCGCCGTCGCGTCGCTCATCTCGCGGATGTCGACGGGCACCTCGGCGAGCTCCGCCTGCTGCGCGCCCAGCCACCGGCGATGGCCGCAGACGATCTCGTACTTCGGGCCGCCGGGGTCGTCGGGCAGTGGGCGCACGACCAGACGCTCGAGGACGCCGTGCTGGCGGATCGACGCGACGAACTCGTCGTCGACGGTGGTGCGGCGGTTCCGCGGGTTCGGCTGCAGGAGCTCGAGGCGGAGCATCTTGGGCTTGGGCGGGCTGGCAACGGTCGGGTCCTTCGGCGGCATCAGCGATCTCCTTCGTTCGGGTCTCGGGTCACATGGGGAAGAGGTCGGCGAGCTCGGCGCTCGTCGGCTCTTCATCGATCGGCGTGGCGACGCGGGGGCGGGGCTCGTCGAGCGCGAGGACCGCATCGCCGTAGTCCGCGGTTTCGTGGTCGCCCTCCGCCCGTGCGCGCGCGGCGAGGGCGGCGATGCTCTCGCGCTGCTCCGCGGTGAGCGGCCCCGGCGACGCGTCGATCTCGGCGGCGCGGAGCTCCTGCGCGAGCCACGTGTTCCGCTGCGCGTCCGAGACGTTCTTCACCGCGCGGCCCAGGCCGACGAGATCGCCGACGAGCACCACGCCCTTCTGCGCGCGCGTGATCGCCGTGTAGAGGAGCTGGCGCGTCAGCATCCGCGTGTGCGTCGAGTGCGCGAAGACGACGACCCACGGCCACTGCGAGCCCTGGCTCTTGTGGACGGTGAGCGCGTACGCGAGGTCGAGCGCGAAGACGTCCGTGCGCGTGTAGCCGATCTTGCGGTCGCGCCCGTCGTCGTCGGGGTAGCGGACGGTGAGCAGCGGCGGACGGCGCCCGCTCCCCTTGCAGAGCTCGCACGTCGTGCGCATCGCCGCGTCGGTGCCCGTGCCCTGGCACCGGTCGCACGTCGTCGGCTCGTGCGTGATCGAGCAGACCTCGCCGACCTCGCCGTTCGCGACGCCGAGCGTGTAGTCGTTCCGCGTCTGGATCACGCGGTCGCGCAGCCGCAGCGCGCGCGCGTCCTCGTCCGTCGCCTTGCCGATCTTCCACGGCACCGGGTCCGAGTCGCGCTCCGGGTTGAGGATCTGCTGCAGCCGCGTGTTCGTCGCGTTGCACCCGCACGGCCCGACGCGCTGCGGGATGAGGACCTGCGCGTCACCGGCCGGGACGCCGAGGGCGGGCAAGTCGCGGAACACGGCGCTGATGAGCGCGTCGATCGCCTTGCTGCGGTCCTCGTGCTCGAGCCACCGGAAGTCGGGGCGGTCGCGGAGGTCGGGGACGTTGCCCCCGAGGATCACCGGCGCCTGCGAGCAGACCCACGTCTCGGCCGCGGCACGGTGCAGCGTGGTGAGCCGCGCGACCGGGACGCGGCCGGAGGTGATGACGTCGCCGAAGACGCGCCCAGGGCCGACCGAGGGCAGCTGGTCGGCGTCCCCGACGAGCACGAGCCGGGTCGTCGTCGGGCTCACGGCGCGGGTCAGCGCGTCCGCCAGGTCGACGTCGAGCATGGACGCCTCGTCGACGACGACGAGCTCGACGGCGATCGGATTCCGCTCGTTGCGCCGGAACCCGAGCTCGCCCGTGAGCGGGTCCGGCCCGTACTCGAGCAGCCGGTGCACGGTGGACGCGAGGCGGCCCGTCGCCTCGCGCATCCGCCGGGCAGCCTTCCCGGTCGGCGCCGCGAGCTGGTACGTCACGCCGCGCGCGTCGAGCCGGTCGAGCGCCGTGCGCAGGCACGTGGTCTTGCCGGTGCCGGGGCCGCCGGTGACGACGCCGCAGCGCGCCGTGCAGACGAGCTCGACGGCGGCCTCCTGCGACGGGTCGAGCGTGATGGTCACGCCGCCACGCTCCCATCGCCCTCGGCGGCCTGCCCGTCGTTCGCCGCGACCGCGATCACCCGGACCGACAGCATCTGCACGACGCGACGCGCGACGTCCCGCTCGGCCGCGCGCGTGTCGGGCAGGTACACGCGATCCTCCACCTCGACCGCGCGCCCCTCCTCGAGCACGACGTCGAGCTGCTCGGCGACCTGGCCGACGCGCACGCTCGCGGCCGCGAGCTCGTCCATCGCGATCTTGAGCAGGAGCTTCCGCCGGATGAAGCAGTGCCCGTTGCCCTCGGCCTCGCGCAGCACGTGCAGGCAGCACGCCTGCAGGCGCCGCGGGTGGTCGGTCGGCAGGCCCATGCGCCGCGCGATCTCGTCGGCCCGCTTGAAGCCGAACCCGTAGACCTCCTCGGCGAGGCGATACGGGTCGGCCCGAAGCACCTCGAGCGTCGACTTCCCCCATGCCTCCTTGCACCGGCGGACCTGGCCGTCGGTCAGGCCCCAGCCGAGGAGGGTCGTCATCTCCTCGGTCTCGCCGCGCACGCGCTCGTGCTCCTCCTGGATCTTCGCGGCGAGCTCGGGCGTGATGCCCTTCACCACGCAGAGCTCCTCGGGGCGCTGCGCGATCACCTCGTACAGCGCCGGCACGCCGAAGCGCTCGACGAGCTGCGTCGCGCGCGTCTTGCCGAGCCCGGGCAGCCTCGAGGAGAGCCAGGCGATCGCCCCGCGCGTGTCGCCGGCGAGCGTCGTCCGGACCGTCTGCGCCTTGAACTGCTTCCCCCACCGCGGGTCCTCGTGCCAGCGCCCGCGCGCCTCGACGGTGTCGCCGACGGCGATCCCGAGGACGGGCCCCGTCACCGTGCCGACGCCGACGAGCTCGGCGCGGCCCCAGCCCTCGCGGATCATCCGGACCGAGGAGACCTCGCCCGAGACCGCTTCGCTCTGCTGCTGTGCGTGGTTCGTTCGCATGGTGTGCTCCACGCTGCTGTCGAGCTCCGAGGTCGCGCTGGGGGGAGTCGCGTGGGAGATCGACAGCAGCGTGCAGCGCACCCGCTGGTGCCTGGCTGCACGCCCCGCAGGGCAGAGACGGATCAGCCGTAGCCGTAGCCGTCGCCGTAGCCGTCGCCGTAGCCGTAGCCGTCGCCGTAGCCGTCGCCGTAGCCGTCGCCGTCGCCGTCGCCGTAGCCGTAGCCGTAGCCGTCGCCGTAGCCGTCGCCGTAGCCGTCGCCGTAGCCGTCGCCGTAGCCGTCGCCGTAGCCGTAGCCGTCGCCGTAGCCGTCGCCGTAGCCGTAGCCGTCGCCGTCGCCGTAGCCGTAGCCGTCGCCGTAGCCGTCGCCGTCGCCGTAGCCGTCGCCGTAGCCGTCGCCGTAGCCGTTCAGCGCGAACGCCTCTGGGTCCGGCGTCGGCTGCGCGCGCTGCTCAGCGGCGCTCACGCCACGCCTCGGCGTTGCAGTCGATCTGGCCGACGATCGCGAGCGGGTGGATGCGCACGGTGCCGCACGGGTCGAGCACCGTCGCCTTCGTCGGGCCCTCGGCCGCGAGCTGGCCCAGCCCCTTCGTGGTGCCCCAGCGCCGCACCGCGCTGGCGTTCGCGATGACGACCCGGTCCGACGACTCGTGCTCGATGTCGCCGACCCACACGTGCCCGCGCTGTCCGATCACGATCCGCTTGTCCTTCTTGAGCTCCATCCGATCCTCCTCTGTGTGGAAGCACGTCGCCTCCGCGCTGCGCTCGCTGGTGGTCGAGCGCAGCACGCGGGCGACGAACCCGCGACGCCTCAGCGCATCCGGTCGGCGTCGTCGACGAAGCGGTCGCCGCCGCCCTTCGACCCGCCGGCGTTCGCACCGAACTCGAACGACGAGTCGTCCCCGTGGCCCGCGCCGTCGGCGCCCGCGTCCGTGCGCTCGTCGATCTTCTCGACCTGCGCCATCACGCCGAGGATGTTATCGCGGTAGAACTTCGCCGACTCCGCGTGCGCCAGGACCTCGTCGCGAGAGAGCACCGCGCCGCGCTCGAGCACCGGCACCGCGTACTTGTTCTTCTCGCCCGTGAGCTTGAGCGTCGCCTTCACGCTCAGCGAGAAGAGCGGGACGTTCTGCCGCCGGCCCGCGATCACGAGCTTGCCGATGTGGTGCTTCTGCAGGTGCGACTGGATCGCCTTGAGCGACGTCCGCTTGAAGCGGAGCACGCAGGGCTGCTGCGTGTCCCGCTCCATCGCGATCACGTTGTAGACGGGGCCGCAGCGGCGGGTCCGCTTGCCGTCGACCTGGCGCCACTCGGCGTCGGGGCAGCCCTTGCACGGGCGCTCCGTCCCGTCCTCCATGATGCCCATCGCCTGGTCCGCGCTCGAGCAGCGGCGGACCATCTTCCCGTCGACGAACTCGGCCCACAGGTTCGTCTTGTGGAGATCGAGCAGCGCGAGGTCGAGCTCCTTCTTCGAGCTCTCCTGCACCGTGTCGAAGAACGTCGTCGGCGACACGGGCTCGCCGTCGATCTCGCCCTTGAAGTTCCAGATCTTCGCCGCGAGCCGGAAGTCCGCCTCGTCGAGCTCGCCCAGGCCGCCGCTGCCGACGTCGATCCCGTCGAGCACCGCTGCGAGCTGCGCCGATTCGTTCGGCGTCGCGAGCGCCGTCGAGCCCGACGCCCCGAGCTCGGTCTGCGCGGCCGCGCCGCCCTTCGTGTCCGTGTCCTTCTTCGCCATGTCTCGTCCCTCTCTCGTTGGTCGGGTGTCACCCCGTCAGGCGGCCTCACCATCGAGGCCGTCGTCGAACTCGATGCCGCGCGTCGCGGCTGCGATCGCACGCTGCTCGTCCTTGCTCGGGCCGTAGCCGTCCGAGAGGCAGGCCTTCTTGTGCTGGCACCGCTCGCACTGCTGACCGATCGCCTCGACGAAGCGGCCCATGCGCACCGTTCCGACGACGGTGCGAAGCGAGACGCGGAGGCGCGCGACGTCGTGCGCCGTGCGCTGCGACGGGTACCAGCCCGGACCGCGCAGGTCGCCGACGCTCTTCCCCGGCGTCTTCGGCTTCCGCACGTAGGGCACGCCGTCGCGCAGGTGCACGATGTGGATCTCCGACGGCCACTCGTTCAGACGCGTCTCGCGCTCGGTGCCGGGCCAGAGGGCGCCGCGCTCGAGCGCGAGCGCGTACGTGCTCGGCTGGTAGCCGAAGTCGAGCACGACCTGCGGCAGCTTCCGCTCGCCGCTCTTCCAGTCGGCGAGACCGAGCGCGCGGTCGCCACGCCGACGGTAGACGAGGTCGAGCGTTCCGACGATGTGCATCCCGTCGACCTCGACGGCGAAGGGAACCTCGCTGCCGACGATCTCCTCGGCGCGCTCGACCGTCGTTCGGATGGCGAAGAGCACCATCGCGACACCGGCGGCGATCTCGCCTTCGGGATCCTCCTCGTACCACTCGACGCGCCGGCCCTCCCCGGCCGCCTTCGCGAGTTCCTCGCGTAGCACCTCGTCGACGCGGTCGCGCAGGGACTTCGGTGCCCAGCCCTCCGGCGCGCCGTCCGGCCGATTGCCGTCGGGCCCGAGGAACGCGACCATCTGTGGCCACGTCTTCGTCAGCGCGCGGTCGATGACGGCGTGAATCGCGGTGCCGAGGCAACGTCGCCAGTTCGCGGACTCCGGCGGTTTCGTGCCGGTGGCTTCGGCAATGCGGTCGAACTGGTACCGGCGCGCGCAGCCCATTTCCGACGCGATCGCGTTCAGCGCTGACTGACGCAGCGGGTCCGACGCGGTGCCGAACTTGCGATGGTCCCAGGTCACGGCGTGGTCTCCTTCCAGGTCTCGCCGCGGACGACGCGACCGACGGTCGGCCGGCTCACCCCGAACGCTCGGGCCAGCGCGTAGTGCGACTCGCCGCCGGCTGCGCGCGTACGGATCTCTCGGGCGCTCGCCCACGTGAGGAGGTGGCCGCCCTGCTTCTCGCCGGCGACCTTCGCCCCGTGTTCGCGGCCGGTGCACGCCCGGCCCTTCGCGACCATGTCGCGCACGTTGTCGGCGTCGGTGCCGAGCCAGAGATGCTCCGGGTTCACGCACGCACGCACGTCACACGAATGGCAGACGTGCTTCCCGTCGGGGATGGCTCCGACGTGGAGCTCGTACGAGATGCGGTGCGCGAGCCGGGGCGTGCCGCCGACCGAGACCTGGCCGTACCCGCCGGGGTTCTTCGATGCCGTCCACAGCCAGCACGCGTCGCTGCCGCCGGAACGATCGACCTTGGCGTCAAAGCGCTGGACGAGGTCTCCCATCTACGCCTCCACCGTCGAGCGCGCGATGGGCGCCGCGTCAGCCGCCGCCTCGTCGAGCGTCGCTCCGCGGTTCAGCGACGCGCAGAAGGCCGCCGCGAAGCGCGCCATGCCCGACGGGGGCTCGCTCTCGCACACGGCGCACGGCGTCGCCGGCGTCTCGAGCTGCGTCCCGCAGTGCGTGCACAGGACGATCACCGCGACACCTCGAGCAGCACGAACGCGACGCGCGCGCCCTTGAAGATCGTGCTCTGCGCCCGCAGCGTCACCAGCGCGGCGCCGGCCTCGTCGTGGTGTCCGAAGATGAACGCCTCGTCGAGGAACGTCGTGGTGCACGCGCCCGAGAGCTGCGCGCCGGCCGAGGTGGTGCGGCCGCGCGTACCGGCGGGCGTGAGGCAGTGCCTCGTCCGGCGGCAGCACGATCACGCAGTAGCTCGTGTGCTCGTGAACGACGGGAGGCGCGACGTTGTCGCGACGGACCACGCGGACGTGGAGCTCGCGACCGGCGGCGTCGAAGGCCTCGAGCGGGAGGCACATCGAGCAGCCGCGGTCGTCGCAGTTGCCGCAGTCGACGGGGCCGACGCTCACGACACACCTCGGAGCGCACGCGGCGTCTCGAGCACGCGCGCCGCGATCGGCAGGCCGTACGCGTCGAGCTCGTCGTCGCCGATGAGGTTCGCGACCACCTCGTGCCCGGCCTCGCGCGACCTGCGGAGCATCAGACGCAGCGTTTCGATCGTCGCAATCGGCGCGCGAGCCCCGGGGGCTTCAAGGAGACAGAGGAGAGCCGCGGACCAAGCCGTCATCGGGCCCGGCGCGAGCCCGATCGCGCTCCGCCCCCCCGTCAGCGACAAGAGCTCGACGGTCCACTCGAACTTGCAGTAGCTGACTCTGCACGTGAGACCGTGCCGAGCGAGCGACGGGAGCGAGAGGCGCGTGGCTGTCTCGTGCTCGCTCTCGCCGGCGCGCGGGGACCGGTCGGCGGGAGAGGGCGGAGTCGGGGAGGGCATGGGCGCCGGCCCTCGCAGCTTCCGCAGCGCGTCGGCCTCTGCCTCGTCGGGCGTGAGCCCGACACCCTCGGCGCTGCGTCCGGTCGTCGAGAGCAGCCGGACCGTCCAGGAGCCACCGAGCGCGGAGCCGGTGGCGGATGCGATGCCGAGGGAGCGGAGCGTCGGTCCATTCATACGGCGGACCGTACTACGGTGGACCGTAGAGCGCTAGCAAAATCGACCGAGGTCCCGTTTGACCGGGGGCAGCGCATCGGGCGACGCTCGTCCTATGCGCCGTCTCATCGCGTGGATCCCGCTCGGCCTGCTCTGCGCCGCTTGCTGCGTCACCCCACCCGGGTCGGGAGGTGGCAGCCCTCTGGCACCTGCGGCACCGGTCGGTCCGCCGATCGTGGTGACGAACATCTGCGCCGTCGAGGACGCATATCGGGACAACGAGATCGCTGCTGGCGCGACCTATCCGCGCGGTGCGTTGATCGATGTGACCTTCCGACTTGAGAGCGTGCAGGTCTCGCTCGGCACCACCGTGCTGCATCCGCGCCGGTGCATGTTCTCCACGGCGCGCATGGCCTCGACCGAAACGTCGCGCGTCTCGTCGCTGCATCCCGGAGACGAGGTCCACCTCATGTGCACGATGGGCGCCTACTTCGTTTCGATCGATCTCACCGACTGCCGCTTCGCGAGCAATTGACCTACGTCGCGTTGTTGCGGATCACGGTGAGCAGTGCTCGGTAGTCGGACACGCTGGGCGGCTTCGGCCACGCGAAGAGACGCAGCGGCCAGCGTTCGTCCTCGGTGATCGACGCGCCCTCCGGCGTCGCGAGGAACGCGGCCCACGACGGGTAGCGCGGCTCGACGTCATCGAGCATCGGGCCGACCAGTGCGCGCGCGTCCATCGAGAGCGCCTCAGCGAGCCGCGAGAGGTTGTGCCCAAGCGGAAAGCTCTCCGCAGCAAGCCACGCCTGCGCCGTCTGCCATCGCACGCCGAGCTTCTCGTGAAGCCATTTCTCCTGTCCCTCCCGCACCCCGAGCTCGACCAGCCGAGCCCGCAGCGCCTCAGAGAACCGGGCGCGTGCACGAATGACGTCGGGCGTCGGCTCCGACTGACGAGGCATACGGAACAGCGTATTCCGCGGCTCAATACGGTCCGCCGTACGATTCTTGTTGCGCGGGATTACGGCGGACCGTACCTTGCTCGGCATGTCGGACTCCTTCGGCGCTCGGCTAGCCCTCGCGCGTACACACCTGCGCATCTCCCAGGCCGAGCTCGCCAGGCGCGCCGGCTACGGGCACGCGACCCACATCGTCGAGATCGAGAAGGGACGCTCCGAGCCCCGCATCGGCGGCGCGGCCTCCTTCGCCGAGGCTCTCGGTGTGCACGTCGACTGGCTGATCAACGGCGACGCGGCGCGCGCCCCCGAGTGGCTCGACGCCGAGCAGTCTGAGACCTCCAAGCCCGACGCGGCCTGAGCCATGCCGACCCGGTTCCTCGTGAGCGCGCATCTCTTCGTCGGCGGCGCGTGCCTCCTGGCCGCACACCTCGCGTGGCTTGGTGACGTGGTGTCCGTAGGCATCGAGTGGCCCGTGCTCGCCGGCTTCGTGATGGGCAGCGGCATCAGCATCGCCGTGAGTGGTCGAGGGCGCTGACGTGGACCTCATCTCGCTCATCGCCGGCTTCGGCTGGGGCCTCCTCGCCGGCCTCCTCATCTCGATCGCGGCGCTCTCGTCGCTGCTCCCGACCCACGACGACGGAGACGAATGACCAGGCACAACGATCGCGGAGACGCATTCCGACGCGGTGCACGAGCGGCGCGCCCGCTGCCGGGCCGGCTCGACTACATCCGCGACCGGCTCACCGAGATCGGTGTGCTCATCATCGAAGCGGCGCGCGACGCTGACACGCAGCAGCGCTCGCGGTGGGCCCACTCGGAGCTGGTTCACCTCGGGGCCGACGTGGCCGAGCTCATCGCAAGGTGCCGCGAGCTGCGCGCCGAGATGATGGACAAGGGGATGAGCGCCCATGCTCTCGGTGCGCCCGTTCCGCTGATCCTGACGAAGCGAACCGACGAGGCACCTCGTCTGAGCCGGGGGAACGAGTGAGCGCATCACCGCCGACTCTGGCCCTCGCCCTCGCGTGGCGTGAGGTGCGACGATGACCGGCACCGCACCGCAGCGCGCGAGCAGCGCGGCACGGCGTCTCGCGCGTCAGGAGGAGGCCGCCCGTGTCCTCTGCCGGGCCCTCGAGCGGCACGACGTCACGCGCGCGGCCCTCGCTGCCGCAGCCGGTGTGCCCGAGCAGCGCGCGCGCGACTGGGCGGACGCCGAGGCCGATCGGCACCTGTCGCTCGCCGACGCCTGCGCTGCTCCTCACGCGGTCCGCGTCGAGCTCGCCGAGCACCTCGCAGGCCCCACGCACGTCGTCGCGCTGCTTCCGACGCTCGACCGCACGCGCCTGCCCGCCGACATCAGCGCCGCCGGCGCGCTCGTTCGCGGGCACGCTGCCGTGCTCGACTCCCTCCTCGCGGGCCTGGCCGACGGCGTCCTCGACCCGGGCGAGCGCCGGCACCTGCGGCAGCGCGTGCGCGACCACCTCCGCGAGCTCGCCGCCCTCGAGGCCGCCCTCGAGCAGGGCGACGCCGAGCTCGACGCCACCGTTGCGCGCGCGAAGGTCGCGAGGATCGGGGGCGCGCGATGATGGGGCGTCGCGGCACCGCGAAGGGAACCCGGCGCGGACCTGCGCTCGGCGTCGGCCGTGGCGGCAAGGTGAA